CTGGCAATTCTATGGGTGATCCTTTGAATGCCCATGAGTTTTCTGGGTTAGTCGTAGGGACTGATAAGCGGGTAATGATTATCTATATTCCAGAGGTAATTATTGATCCGTCTCAAGGTCAATTTGATCCTAGTTCTGAACAGCTACAAATCCCTATGCAAATCATCCAACCCCTTGATTGGTGTGACCCGTTCAAACTAATCGACACCGCAGAAACCGTATATTGTGCAGCTTAAAAATATGACTGAGATTAAAAAAAGACAACCGAGACGGACTGCAACAGTTAGTTATTATGACCCGATAACAGGGGAATTTATCACCTCTGAATTAATCACAGCTGCACCCTTTGTTAAATGGGGAAAAATTGCAGAAATTCAGAAGTTAATCCTTGAATTATATGTTGAGATTGGGGGATCTATTGGTGACTTATTTTGCCATGAAACCTTTATCCCATTGTGTCAACAATTATCAACATTAATTCCGGTTGTCGGCCAAACCCGCCCGATTGATTTTCAGGCTTTAGTCGATGCCGATGACTGGCCCCAAATTACCCGACTATTTGTTACCACGTCCTACGATGACGCTGGTAATCGAGATGTTGACGCTAAAGGCGAAGCCACGCTAATCGAACCCGGAACAATAGCGGATCTGCACAATCTCAATTTTTTGCAAATCCTAGTGGACAAAGAGAGGGAACGGCAGAAAATACGGGAGAAGGAACTCGCCGAATTAGAAGCAGTGGAAGTTACGAAATAGACCTATTAGCTCAGTTAGTAGAAGCCTACGAACCTCAAGGAGCGATCGCCCTCTCGAAAGAGTACCCGGCTGAGTTTCTTGAGTGTTTGTTATTCCAAACTGTTGAACATCGGATGAGCGACGAGGATCGGGCAAAACGTCAAGCTGAGGAAACTTTGAAAGGTCAAAAAGCCGATCTCCTAAAACGGGAATTGAGGATCTCAATCTCAGGGGAACGGATGCCACGGATTCTGTCTATGGCTTCATTCTTTCCAGATGCAAACACGGGGGAAAATGGGGATCAAACTTAGCATTGATTCATCAGAAATCAACAAAGAAATTAAACGGATTGCAGGGTTTAAACTCAGGGCGGAAGATATCACCGCCGCCGCCCCCGCGATTCGTTTGATGATGCAAGAAGATGTAGATACCCGTTTCAATAACGCCCCATTAACAGAAGTTGGAGGGGATGTTTACGGGGGTGTTCAATGGCGATCACTCTCGGAATCTTATCTAGTCCAAAACCCTAGACGTTATGGGGGTCAAATCCTTAGAGACACGGGAGAACTTCAACAGTCATTAACAGCCGAGGGGCATCCCTACGGTGTTTTTGAAGTCACTGAATCACAGATAGTATTTGGGACAGCATTAACCAAAGCCTCTCGATTACAACGTGATTTTCCGTTTATATTCTGGCATCCAATCTTATTAGAAAAGATTGCCAATTATTTAGTTAACTGGGTACAGGGAGGTTAAAACAATGGCAGACGCAACCGCTAGTTTAAAGTTAGGCTTAATTGATGATGGATTTGTTGCTGGTGTTTCAAATGCATCAACTCAATTAACAAATTTACAACTAGCTTCCACTGCGGTTAGTGCTGCCCTTCCCTTGCTTGAGAAAGGGTTAAGAGCTAATGCTACTCAATATTTATTGGGATCTAAAAATGCCGAACTCTTAGCAACAAATCTCGGTAAAATTGTTAACTCCAACAAAGAACTAGGAAGTCTATTAGGCAAGGCATCTAACGTCGCTTTTTATGCTCAACAACTTTCACTTTTAGCTAAAGGTGCGTCCGATGCCTACGCTACCCTAAACAGGATTCCAGAAACCCTAGAACAAATGAATCGGTCGGGAGTTAGTACCGATTCCATTCAAGGGTTTATGACTCTAAGGGATGCTATTTCTGGGAGTCAAGTTGCGGTTGAAAGTTTTGCTCAGGTAGCTGTTGCCAAACTCAACGCAGTTGAAAGTGCGTCCGCAAGGGTTGGGACTATCCTTAAATCCTCCACTGAGTTTACAGAATCGGGGACGGCAAGACGGGCAACGGCTACCGACTTAAATAAAAACAGGAAACAGATCCAAAAGTTACTCAGGGATAAATTAGATAATACTGTCACCACAACCGACGCATTACTCGGACAATATGAAGTTTTGTCTGGGGGTTTTACTTCTGAAAAAACATCTCAACAGGTATTAGAATCAGGATCTAAATTAATCGGAATTGCAGGGGCTGGCGGTCAAGCCGTTGACCCGACTGCCACACTTCAGTTATTAACAAAAACCCTCCGGGCTTATGGTTTAGAAGCATCTCAAGCCAACCGGGTTTCAGCTATTTTAAATGGTACGGTAGAAAATGGGATTACCACGATTCAAGAATTATCCCAAACTTTCGGACAGGCTTCTCAAGTAGCTAAAACCGCAGGGATTAGTATTGAAGATTTAGCCGCAGCAACGGCAGTCTTAACCGCCCAAGGTACATCAACACCCGTGGCATTAACAGGTATTCAGGCTTTAGCTAGAAGTATTATTGATAAAACACCCGAAGCTGCAAAAGAGATCGCTAAACTACGAGATAAAGAAGGAAACCGGATTAGATTTGATATTAGAGAAGTTCAGCAAAAAGGGCTGGCAAAATCAGTTCAAGATATTTTTGAAGCGACGGGGGGAGATCAAACCAAGTTAGCTCAAATCCTACCAGATACCCTAGCTTATCGGACGGCGTTAGGTTTAAATTCCAATAAAGGACAGGACTTTACAAATGTCACAGCAAACATCAAAGCTAACGCCAACGTCACCAGTTTAGACGAAGTTTTTAAGGGTGCTACCGATGACAAGATTTCTAGGTTTCAAAAGATAGCCAACCGCTTTGAAGAAACAATAATCCAGTTAGGAGAATCATTAGCACCTGTATTTGAACCTGGACTTAAATATTTAGAACAGGCAAGTAAATTAGTTGCCAATATTCCCGACCCGATTAAGAAGGCTATCGGTGCTTATCTATCATTTCAAATTCAAACTAAAACGGTCGGATTAGCATTCAAACAACTATCGGGCGCTGTAATTTCTGTACTCGGTAACTTTGCTTTACTGCGAGTCATTAACTTAGTAATCACAGGTCAACTTGGTAAACAAGTTGCCGTGATTAAAGATTTAATCTTACAGAAGAAAGGATTCGGTGCAGTTGTTAAGCAATTGTTAGGACTTGATCAATCTCGATTATTAGTAACTAAAGAAGCGACGGACGCTATTGTTAAAGAAGGGGTAATTCAAAAAACCGTAAACGCTGCCAGAGAACAAACTAACAATATTATTAAAAAGAATATTAAGGGATTTGTTGACCAAACAGAAGTAGTTAAAAATAGCGGTGTAGTAATCAATAGCACTAAGGGTAAATTTGCTGAATTTGTTGAGGTAATCAAAGGTACAACAGTTGGCAAAAAGATTGAGGAAATCACAGGAAAGTTTTCGGGTCAAAAAGCTGCAATTCAAGAATTAACCAAAAAGACGCAGGAATATTTTAATACGCTTAAAAATACAGCAGGTGAAGGGATTGAAAAAATAAAAGGCCCTCAACCGTCTGAGATGGATCGGCAAGTTGAAGCCTATGCTGCCAAAAGACGCGCTGAAATAGAGAAAAACATCCCAGATTCCCCCGATAGTTTTGGGGAAATGTTAGAGGTAGACCCCGAAGCAAAAAGGGAAACCAGACGGCGGGAATTATTGGCAGAACGGGAACGCAGAAATAAGATTAGACGGCAACAAAGGTTAGACAGTTTAATCCCAGACACAGAAGGGAAAACCTTTGGCGAAAGTTTTGGTATTGATTTACCCTTTGGAGACTTTGCAGAAATAGAAAATAGAGAAGCTAAAAACAAGCGTCGGCAGTTATTAGAAGATATCAGAACTAGACGGGCTGCCAGAGATGCGGGGGTTGCGTCTGTTGCCTCTAATGCCGTCGGTGATGGGTTATCCTTTGGTGATTTTCTGTCGGGTGGCGGTGATGCTCCGAGAGTAGATCGGGATTCATTGAGAGATCGGGCTGCGGGTCGGGGTTTTGGTAACTTAAACAGAACCAGGGAACGGTCGGCTATAGCTTCGCGTGCCATTGCTTCTCAGGTGTCTTTATTTGAATCCTTAAAATCTGTCTCAGGTAGTGCGTTCTCAGCTATTGGTAAGGGTGTCAAGTCTAGTTTTGGACTAATTATTGAGTTAGCCGGGGGAGCTATCACGGCACTCGGCCCTATTGTTCCATTAGGTTTGGCTATTGGTGCGGCGTTTGCACTTGCGGGCAAAGAAATTATTCATATTTTCGGCGGCGGTACTGCCAATAAAATCAGCAAAGGCATTGACGAGATAACTAAGGCACTCAAGGAATTAGAAAAGGAATCTGGAAAGGATGGGGCTTTATTGGAGTTTAAAGCCAATCTAGTTGCACTCTCGGAATCCAACACCGGAAACGCCGACGCACTCGATCCCCTCAAAAACAAATTAAACGAATTAAAAGAAGCTGGCAATCTTACCTCTGGACAATTCGCAACTATGTCCAAGGCTATGCAAAAAGCAGGGGAAGACGGAAAAGTCACGGCTCAGGAATTATCTATCTTACAGAATCAAATCGAGGCTTTCAGAGCAGGCGCACCGGGTGAAATTGAGAAGGGAATTGGTGATCGGATTGGCGAGGTTTTTTCGCTAGAGGGTTTAGGGAAAGCTACTAATTTTATAGGAAATCTTAACGCTGCGGTTATCACTACCCTTTACAACCCGTGGAAAGGTATTACGACTATTGACGAAGCTAACGCTAACCGAGAAGGCGATCGCTTAATCAAGATGCAATCTAAACTCAGAAACGAGATTTTAAATGAAGTTGGTGACAACACGATTGAGACAATTAAACAAACTAAAGAACTTAACGCTGGCTTGTTTCAAACAGAGGAAGCCAGAAAATTAGCATCAAAAGGATCACAAGTTCAAGGCATTGTTCTGGAAAAAGAGAATAAGGAAACTAACGACTTAATCAAAGCCAACGAACTCTTAATATCGGGCTATCAATCCCAGCAAAAAGAACGGCAAAAACTACTTGATGAGACTACAGACACAGGATTAAAACAACAATTAAACGATCAATTTGATGCTGCTCAAGCTCAAATAGATAACCTTCAAAAACGCACAGAGGCGTTAAAACAAGCTAGGGAACAAATCACCAAATATTATAATGAGACTCTACCAGTATTACAGCAAGCGGTGGTGGCTTCGTCTGTTAACCCATTAGAGGGTAATAACGCTTTAGATGATGCCTTCTCAGTATTTAAAGAAAAGTATATTGACAAGGGTAAAGTATTTTTAAAAGATGTCCAACAGCAAAGAACTGAAGGGCAAGCGGTACTAGATCAAATCCTGCAAAACTATGACCGGAATCTATTAAAAAGTGGTGATGTTGCCAACAAAGTTAAAGATGTTTTAGATAAGTCATTTATTACCTTAACCAAGGATGGAAAACAGATTAAGGGTTCTATTTTTGATATTGATACCCAGAAAAATTTAATCAGTCAAATCGCCCAATTTAGCTCTCAAGCGACGGCAGAAAGAATCTCCCAAATTGAGTTAGAATCTTCTACCGCAGTAACAGCCGGACAACTCCGTCAAGCCACAGAGGAAGATGTTATTAAGAAAACCTCTGGACTGCAACAGGAAAAACTAGGGTTACAGAAAAAACAACTTGAGTCAGAAATTGAACTCCGTTTACAATATGGAATCAAAGTTACCGACCTAGAGAATCAACTTAAACAGACAAACCTTGAGATTGCACAAGCTGAATTTAATGAACGGGAAAAGCTAATTCAGAAGCGATTAGAGCGTCAAATTCAGGCTATGGAAACCGAGAAAACCTTGATTTCTGCACAAGTAGCTGAACGGGGTTTGTCTGAAGAAGATGCTCAGACAAAAATGGCGGGTTTGCAGATTAAAGAATCCAAATTGAGAGCCGATGAATTAAAACGTCAACTTGAACAATTCAAAGCTAACGGGGTTAAAAATGTAGAACTTGAGAATGAATACGCTCAGGCTAGAAACCAAATTAGAGAAGCCGAAGCTAAGGAAAAAGAGCGATTAATTCAACAGGAATTGCAGGAGAAAATCAAATCTTTAGATATTGAACAATTAGCGGTTGAAGTCGGACTTTCTGAACGTACAACATCAGAAAAGAGTGCTCAAAATGCAATTAGTAAATATCGAATTGATCAAGAAAAACTAAAGTTAGCAGAATTAGATCGACAATTAGAGGAATTAAAATCTAATGGCAGTAAGTCAGTTTCTTTAGAACAAGAGACTGCGATCGCTCGCTCTCGCGTTAGAAAAATGGAGGCAGACGAAAAAAACCGAGTAGAAGATTTGGATTTTGAAACCCAGAAAAAACAACTTGAGAATGAGAACCAACGGGCGGGATTAAGAAGACAGGCTTTAGAATCTGAATATGATTTACTCCAAAAACAAGCGCAACTTGTAGAAGCCATCACCAGCAGTAGGAATCAATTAGCTGACACTGAATCGCGTTATGTGCAATCACAGCTACAGAACCAAGCTAAGTTAACCCGTGACCCATTAAAACAAGCTGAAATTGAATTAAGAATAATTAAAGAAAGGGAAGTTGATTTAGTTCGGACTCAAAAAGCTGAATTAGAAAGTTTGGCTACCCGTCAAAAACTTGCAGATTTGGATTTAAAGCGTCAAGTTTTCCAGATTCAATCACAAAAACTTGAGGCGGAATCCCAGGCTCAAATCCTAAAATTTGAACTAGAAAGGGCAACCAGGCAAAAGAGATCGCCCGAAGAAATTGAGGCGATTAAACTTCAAATTCAAGGGAATAAACAACGGACTGAATCACTTACTCAACAACTAAACTTAACGGGTCAACAAATAAACCAACAGGGAGAAATAAACAAGAATGAACAAAAACGAGTTAGATTAACCCAACAGATTGAATCAGAGAATGCCAAAATTGAAAAGAAATTAGCCAAGCAAAAACTGATACAGGAACAGATTGATAAAGCTACCAAGCCGTTTGTTTTAAGTCAGCAACAAATCCAACAGGGATATGATAAACAGACGGCTGCACTGGAAAAACAGAATACAATCTTTAGCTTTCAAAAACAATTAATTGAGGCTAAACAACGGGCTATCAGTGACAGGTTGGGTATCGTTACCTCTGAACTGGGTTTAGCTTCCCAATTAATAGTTAACGATAAACAAAGACAGGTATTAGCTCAGGCGACGGCTACGATCAAATTAAAGGCGTTAGATCAGCAACAAAAAGCCGAGCGCGAGGTCTTGTTGCTTAATCAACAGCAAGCTAAAGTTCAGCAACAGATTGATGCTATTAAATTAAAAGGGCAACAGGCTCAAAATAAAGCTGAGGTAGCGCAGGCACAAGCTGATTTGGCTAAACTCGAAGCGTCAGGAGCTACACCAGAAGAAATCGCTGCGGGTCAAATGAATCTTGAGGCGAAGTTAATAGCGGGACAAGGATTAGCTTTGCAAGCATCGCTTTTACCATTGCAGTCTCAATTATTAGATTTTTCCCAAGAGCAGGAAATTAGGAATTTAGACCAAAGGCAAAAGCTAGACCGGATGCAAGCTAAGTCTGAACTAGCCAACACACTGCCAGAGGGAAGACAACGGGCACAATTAAATCAACAGATTATTAATGAGGCTCTGAGTGATGTTTTTGGCATGAAGGTTACTGACCGGAACTATACTAGCGTCTTAAATCAAATTCAACGGGGGAATCAAGCTGACCTGGATAAATTAATCACAGGGAAGGATCAAAGGGCGATGCGTCGCCGCTCTGGTTCTGTTTATATTGACTATGGAAAACCGCCCGAAGTTCAAGGGTTAAACGTTCCAACAGATCGCCTTGATGAGATATTCAAAAAAATACAAGCACTAAGTGACCCCGTTTCTCCTGACTTACAGATGGGGACACCTTCCGCACCAAGTCTTAGTATTGGACAGACGGAGTACACTCGGTTTCAGCAAACTGCTCAGAACGTAGAGAACAACGTCAAGATGGAAGTGGGGGGGGTAAAAATAACAGTTACATCCCCAGGTGATGTTGGTAAAAATTTAGAGCAGGAAATATTAAAAGCTTTTGATAATATTATGATTGAGACTAAGAGACGGATGTAAATTGTTTTTATTAAATTGTATGCTCTGTACTACAACTTAATAAAAAATGATATAATTAATAATAACAAAACCCCTCGCGGTGCGTGAACACCCAGGGGTAGTAACCATTTTAAAAACATCTTACAAGAAAGTAGAAGGGGGCGTTAGTCGGGAGGGGATATTTTCCACTTCAAAAGCTCCCTGCGCTCCGCCCGTAGGATCTAGCCAAACCTCTAAAGGATAGCCCGTACCTAATTTATCCTTGTCTGTGGCGCTATTGGGGATTAATTCTTGCTCTAATATGAAATCGACCTCAATCGGACATCCCACGCTTAACTGCATTGTCCCTGTGGCAAAAGGTTTATTATTCAGGTTGCCTTGAAAAACGATGGTAGGAGATATAGACAGAATCCTGCGCTTGCGTCTTTCGCCATTAACAAAATAGGTCAGCTGATCGCCCGGACGCATTGAAGGATTAAAAAAAGTAGTGAAGCTTTCCGTGTAACTGTTGCGAGCGTTCTCTATATCCAGATTGGTTTTAATTGCCGTCCTAACCTCTGATAATGTTTTGGCAAAGGGAAAACTCATTGACCCCGACACTAATTGGTCAAAAGGTGTTTTATCCGGTGCTAACGGTGTCCAAACTTTATAGCGATATCGTTTGGGATCGGATTGGTTCTGCTTTTCCTCTGTTTCGGTTGGGTTTTCCTCCTCTACCCGTTCCCAAATAGGGGGAAGCCGCCTCGATGATTCCGGTCTACCCTCGACTTCCTCTACCTTATTTTCTGAGATTTGAGAACCAAAACCTGACCCATTCCCCCCTGTTGATGCTGATTTCGTGTAGGCAATAAAAGTATCCTTTTCGGAGTCATCAGTGTTCCTATATCCAGGGGTGTTAATACTCCGATTGATTTTTACCTTGTAGGATTCTGATGATTCCGTCCCGGTTGTCAGAGGGGGAAATTCTGGTTTTTCCTTTTGCCCATCTGGTCGCTTTTGATTGAATTCTCTAATCGTAGGATTTCGAGGATCTTCCATTGAAGACAAACCTCTGACAACCTTCTCCCTAGCGGTGACAATATAGGGCTGTTGGAAGGTCTTATCTATCGCTGCCAACCTGCGACTTGTCCCGTCGGGCATACACCATTTAACCTCGTCAACAGTCTGAACCGCCGCGTCTTTATAGTATTTTTCCATCGGCTCATGGTAATATTTTTCCTTCTCAAAAATAGGGACGCGTTGGGGCGTGTAGGCTTTGTTCGCTAGGTCTTTAGTCTGAAGGTCTGCGTTTGTGGCTCCGCTCCCCTTGTCTATGTATTGCTGTTGAGATGAGAGTGTAGGGTATTGCAGCGTTGGGTCGGCTTCTGAATCCGAAATATTAATTTCTGGTTCCGTAGCGAAAACATGAAACCGCCACCCACTTTTTTCGTATCCCAAATAAAGCCCTTCGTAGGCACTGAATCCAGAGCTATAGAAGTGTTGAGTTGTGGTTTCCTCTATCAATCCCCAAAAACTTCTAACATCAGCTTTCTTTAACTTCCAAACCCCTTGACTATATTCATAAATATCTTTAGCTAACGGCCCGTTAAAAGCGTATTTTTGTTCGGTAACTTGAAACTCAAAACCATCAATAGTTTTAATCTCTCGTTTAACCTTGACGTAGTTTTGCCCAGACTTCCAAAAAGATACCGACAAATCATTGATATCAACTGAATCGGGGGGTGTAGCTGCGATGTCGGGGTCTTCTGTCCTTTGTTCATACTTACGCTGTCTCATTCGGTATTCTGGCAGTGTGGGCGCTCTACTCCCTTGGTTTTCCTCTACCTGTTCCTGAGACTTTTCAAGAAATTCTCCAGTGACTTCTTGCTTCGGCCATATATAAGAAGCTCCATAAATATTGGTCACATCCTCATTCTTTAAGGTAATGGTCTGCTTGGGTGTGATATTGTTTGGCAACCCGACAATAATTTCTTGTTGGAATGCGGAGTTAGGTGTAAGTTTTCGTTGCTTACCAGTGGAGCAACTGACAGAAATTGGTGATAAAATATCCGTTTCTTGTAATAGCCATTGCTTAGTTGAGTCCCATTTTTTACAATAGACAGTATCAGAGTCCGATAAATCCAAAAAACAATTATTCTGTCTTAACCTTGATTGAATCTCGCTCCGGGGTATTCTCCCTTCCTCTGGACTCACATCATTTGGTACTGGTATTTCCCCTTCCATTCCTGATAACATCCCCCCCGCTTGACCGCAAAGCCAGGTTAAAGTCCTCGATTCAGCTAATGTGGCTTTGGGTTGTGATGGGCTGTTGGTTAAACATTCAGGGTCAACCCCTGGACTACTTGCTGAATAGTGATAAGAAATCTTCCAATCCCCAGAATAGAGAATAGGGGACAATCCGCCCAGTGGATCGTCCTTGTACTTTCTGGGAACCAGCGGGACTTCTGTATCGAGCCACCAATGGGGATCGGTCAGAGAAATTGAAACCTCTATTTTTGGATGAGATAATTCTGATCTCATCTTTTCATTAATCTGTAATCCATCGACTCGCCACCCAATCCCGAATGCCTCAAACTTTGCCCCCCGACATAAATGTTTCAAAACTAAATTTTTATAACTAAACCAAGTCTCGAACCGCATCTCTCCGTTTTGAGATTGTTCTAAGGATGTCGAATAATTGAAGTTACCCAACAAAGGTAACCATTGTAAAACCGTTGGCAACTTATCTATATAGTCGGTGTCGTAATCAATATTAGATGTATTGTTAACAACCGATACCTTGATCGGGGTAGTAGGTGTTGTTATCTTAACTCCCGATATCTGTACAGCTAAAATTTGGGGGGCTGTAGTGATGGTTTTGGCTAAAGACTGAACGGGAATAAAAATTAATTCATTGGATGCGGGGTTGTAAACCGCTTGCCCTTGTTCTAAATCTCCAATAAGTGTTCCGTGCGGTTTGACCGTGTAGCTAACAGCATTCTGGCTAGTCCCACCGATATAAACATTCGTGGCGGTGCTGTAGCCTGGGATTGATACGGTTACGGGATTGGTAGGTGAAGTGACTTGAATATATTTTGGATCTGAATATTGAGCGATCGCTACCTGTTGAGCATAGGGATTATAAATAAATTCATCCGGTGCGAGTTGTTCTGCTTCTACTGATTCTGATAATTGGTAAATTTTATTATTAATAACAAGCGAGACAATCTTCTGGCTTTGAGGTGTGGGAATAATCAGGACAGGGTTGACAGTAGGAGTTATTTCTATAATAGAGACACCATCTTTAATTAATATTTCTTTACTTAATCCATTTGGATTCCCTAGCGACAAACCAAAAGCCCCTGACTGTTTAACATTTAGATTTAATTCAGGGATGTCTAGTTTTAGATACATAATATTATTATAAATTTATAGGTCTATTCTAATTGTAATATGGCTGTAATCACTGGCAAGTTAATTTTTGAAACTCCATCCTCAATCAAAGATAAATATTATGAAGCCCTGACCTGGAGGGATGGCGACGGTGCAATCCGTAAATCCTACTTTAACGACAGTGGAAACCTAGAGTTAATGATTCCGGGTGACAAGTATCAAGAGAACCCCAACCCGTCCCCCGGCTCCGTATCTAATCGCTTCGGCGGTGACTGGGTACAAGTTAGTAATATCCGGTTTGGCTTCTCGATTGACGTGATTGAAGAAATGGCAGAATTGCGTTTTATCTTTCAGGAATTAAGGCGTTACCAAGGGGCAACTATTCAAAGCAGTAAATCATTTAGGGCTTTAAGGGTTTGGGATTATGTAGGGTTTGATATTGCTGATTATGCCACGGGCGTTACAGAGCGTCATGTTAAAATATTAGGGATAGAACCTCAAGGGGGATCGGGCGTGATGCAAAAAGGATCTCAACAGTGTGTTAGTGGTAGTGTAACTAATACCCCCGACAGTCCCAGACGGTTTTTAGGGCAACCATTTAAAGTTACATTTGAGGAGTTTGGACACCGTGAAACCTATTAATGTCATGACAGAAATAAAAGGAAAATATCAAATTTCATTATGTAGAGGTCAAAACTGTTGCCCTCAGTTAATCATTGAGAATGGTAAGTATATTATTACCGATGATTCCGGCGGGAGGGTTGTACTGGATAAAAGTAATATTGACGAATTAATTAATCAGTATCAGGAATTTCAGGATTTAAAATCACTCAAGGAATGGTCGTTAGGTAAATAATGCTATCTGATTTAATTGTTTTCCTATTACTGTCTCTCGGTTTGCGGTGGTTTATTTTTAAGCACTCCCTACTCTATCCTGTTCGGGTGTGGCTTGAAAGCTCCAAGGCACAGTCATTCTTTAGTAAATTATTTCAATGCCCCTACTGCCAAACCTTTGAGGCTTCTGTTATTGTGTATCTGGTACTCATGCCATTTTCACCTGCTATTGGGTTTCTAGCAGGTTTATTTAATGGCTATGTTGCGATCGCAGTTGAAAACTTAATTGAATCCCAAATTGATAAGTTTGAGGAAAGAGAATCAGCCCACACTATTCACCAATAATCATCTGGCGATCGCCTTTCTGATTTGCCCACAATTCTCGAACCTCATCAACCAATTCAGCAGGAATATAATCTGTTTGAACGGGACGCATGGCTTTGGAAATTAGATGATCTTTACCGCAGGATTCTAACCATTTCTGGAAATCTTTTCCGGTTTTGAATTTCAATTCTTTACCGAGTTGTGCCAATGACTTCCCGCGAAATACAGCCAACTGTTTTCCGTCTTCATTCATTACAACTGATTCAAACTGAGTTTCAACTTCTCTCACTACTGCGTCAGGACGACCTTGAATGAGTGCCAAAGTTCCCACGCCATGAAGTGAAACAATAGCGGAGCCGGTTTCTAAAACAAGCCTTTGATCTCTCATGCTACTAGCTTGGGCTTCA